CAGTTCCGGTAGGATTGATAACTACAAATCCTATAATTGCCCGTTTCTGATCAATCGTCGGCCAGCGTACCGCGCCAATGGTTGCCCCTTCAGTTCCCATTTGCGTGTAAAGCGTACCGGCGGAATCAACCGTGAACACAAACACATTGAACTTTGCATTAGTCACCGTTCCGGATAATGCCGCCATGTCAGTATTTGCGGCCTTGCGAATCAGTACGCCATTCGCTACCGCATGTGTAACACTGCCCGCTTTGGCTAAAGCCGATCCACCGGCCTTGATAACAAGACCGGCAGAACTGAGGCACTGCGAATTAAGGCGGTTATAAACGCCCTCAAGGACAAGGAACAAGTTTCTTCCATCGTCCCTGTCGCTAATCTGGTTCATTCTCTGTATCAAGTTTTCCATACGTCACCCCCTTAAGACAGGTTACGTGTGCCAACTTCATACACAGCCATTTGCAGATCATTCAATACAACAGCGTTGTAATACCATTTCGCGCCGATGTAGCCACGTTGGCCCAATGGATCAGATTTGTCTTTCTGTCCAGGTGCTAGTCCGTTTACCGCACCTTTGGCAAGATTTAAACCAAGATGCCCCCATGCATTTTTGGAACCAACAATGACCTGATACACATCAGCATTTGTTCCAGTGGTTGAGTGCAGCAACGGAACAGTTCCAGCTACTGCCGCACCAGAATCCTGAACAGCTACCAATTCAGGTGATGCGATAAAGCGGAAACCTTCACATTTGCCAACCTCGTTAGCCACTTTGCTTTCAGATGTTGAGTATTCCTCAACAGGCGTGAAATTAGGCAGATCAGAAATATCAGGACAAAGATCAGTATGAATCCATACCGGGTAGCAGACACCTACTGGCGTGGTTCCATAACCATTTCCAGCAGGAATCATGCTTTCCATCTTGGTGATGGTTTCTGCGTGATTTGATCGAAGACTACGCGCAATCTTGCGCAGACCATTCAGCGTAATAGGCCCGTTCACAGTGGCGCGTGAAGTTCCGCTTCCACCATAGAACTTGTTGGTGCAGCCTTTCAGTACACCAAACAGAACTGACTCATTGACCAGGCCAACACGTTCACCGGCCAGTTCTGTCATGACTGACGGAATATCGTCTTCGTAGAAGTCGAAAGTCTGGTCTGTGTATCCATACAGAATCGAGAACTGCTGAATGGTTACAGTGATGTCTTGCGCTGCAACCGTTTCTGCAGCACGTGTAACACCTTCAGATGTTAGATGATCTGCCACGTAGGATGCATGACGATCACCCGTGCCATCCAAAAAGAATCGATTAGGCTGCGCAGCACTGGAACCTTTGGGCAGCCAACGGCGATACTTTGCCGTCTTACCCATATTCTTTTTCCAGTCGTCATTAACGCCAACCGTGCCCAGTGAGATTTGTGGACGTGCATGAGCAAGAACCCTTGCCCGCCATTGTCCAATTCGTTGCTCTTGTGTGCTATATGCTTGAATAGGCATTTTTTAAACCCTCAAATAAAAAAACCAGCTTTCGCTGGCTCTATTAAACATTCCCCATCAACCGTTTCATTTCATCCCTAAAAGCCTGCTCCTCCTCATCGAGTACAGTATTTCTTCCGGATGGAATGCCTTTCGGCTGTATGGCTTTTTCTAAATTTACTGCTTTCTTTTGTGGTTGCTGTTTGAGTGTTTGCTTGTAAGCAGAGATATGGTCAGCAAGCGTGTAAGCATCATTGCCATTGATGATTTCCCTTTGCGTGTCCTCATCCTGTCCTGCAACCCAATTGCCGAATGCCGCATTGTTCCACTGCACCAATCCATTCTGATTAACAGAGAAACCAGCAACATCCCAATAATCAGGATGCTCACGCTGCAATAACCTTAACTCTCTTCGCTGAAGCTCTTCCTCGCGGGCAATGCGCTCGCTTTCTATCTGCTTCTGAAACTCACTCTTCAAGCCGTCAATATCAGGCATATCAACAGCAGACACATTACTCAGATCACTTTCAAGCAAGTCAGCCAATTCCTCGAAACCACCAGCCCGCAATTTTTCCAGCTTGGCAGCGGATACCTGCTTTTGAACTTCATCAGCTTTTTCCTGGCGCTGTTGCGTCAGTAACTGAATCTGTTGCTGTAAATTGGAAAGCTGTGAACCGTATGTGCCATTGGTTTTGTCTAATGCCTTTTGCAGCTTCTCGTTTTGCTGTCGCAATGCTTCAAGTTGCTTGGCAAGGTCATTAGCCTCTTCCTTTAGCTCAGGTTCTTCGGCCTCTTCTGTCTCAGCTTCTTTAGGTTCTTCCGGTTCAGCATCCTTGGTTTCTTCGGCTTCTTCATTAACATCTTCCTGCGCTGGCGCTTCTTCAACGTCAACACCACTCAGCCGTTTCATTTCAGCCTGAAATGCTTCCTCTTCCGTAACTTCCACTTCTTGCTTTTCACTCATCTATTGGCCTCTCGGTCATTAGTTAAAAATAAAAAAACCACCTCGCGGGTGGCTTGATTAATCGTTATATGAACCCGGTTACTCTTCTAGTTCACCAAGCTCAAGTAATTCTTTGTAGGCTGATATGCGGCCTCTCAATCTACTGGTCTTGTCTTCTTCACATGGAAAATCATTCTCTTTGCGCGTTGACTCCAGTCTGTTTTCGATATGACTTTTCAGTTTCTTCCATAGCGCGGAATCCATCTCCTCGCGCGTCAACTTAAATGGTTTATGCTCTATCATCGTTGGAATGCCTGCCCATCTGGAGCGCGTCCGGCAGGCTCAGAAGGTGGTGTGATTACCTGTTCAGCCTCACGCGCTGCATTGCTGTATGCCAATTCTTTCTGCAGGTTAAGTTTCATCACATCACTGGCAAGATCGGCTTTAATCTGATCCAGTGTCTGCTGTGTCCGGTTGGCATAATCCAGCATAGCCAGTTCACGCTTAAGCTGCATTTCCTGAATCCTAAGCTGTGTATCAGCGATATTCTTCTCATACGCCATTTGGTTGCGCTGCGTAACACCTTCAGCAAATACCCGGTCACGATCCATATCAACCTGCATCTTCTGAACGTTCGCTTCCTGTCTGATCTGTTCTTTCTGCAAATCTGTTTGTGCGCGTATCTGAGCAGCCTGCACTTGAGGCGCAACCTGTCCTTGTGCCGCTTCAGCCATTTTCTGCTTCTCTTCTTCGTCCATATCCAGTTTGGCTGGATCGAACTTTAACGCACGCATCATTTCATCAAAGGCTTTCTTAGGCGACTTCTCAAATACCGGATTCATTGCTAGTTGCAGCAACTGAGGCAACTGCATTGACTGTATTTCTCTTTCAACCAGGTGAGATGATCCGACCGCCTCTATCCGTAAATCTCCTTTCTCATCAGCAGGTACTAAGGGATCAATTAACAAATACTCGTAATACCTGCGTATATGCGGTTCAATAACATTCTCGTCGTATATCCTTGCGCATCGCCTCAGCACCGTTGATGCGTTCTGGTGCAGTAGATTCATTCCTCCGACGGTATCAGGAGCTGAACCTTGCTGACCTTGCAGAAGGAAGGTTATGCCGGTAATGTCTTCCATGAACTTCATAGCCAGCTCTATATTGGCTGTTAGTTCAGCTTGCATGGACGGTATAACCAGCGTTTGTATAGCCTGTCGTATATCCTGAACGCCGGTTTCCTCGTTCATGAACCATACTTTGCCTTTTTTAATAACCCAGGAATTATCTGCCGGTGTTAATGCCTTCCTGATCAGGGCGATCATGGGCACTGCTGATAGCCCCATGTTATCCATCAGCGCACGAACTGAAGCATTCAGCATGTCTTGTGCCTTCCTGCCTTGACGCGCGACACCAACACCAAACGGCTTTCCAGGAACACGCCGCCATGCCATCACGTCATATGGGTACTCGCCGCTTTCCAGTGGATTGATGATACCCTTGATTACCGTGTCGTTGACCAGCACAACAATAGCGGGAACACTATCGGCGTTCTCTTCGCACTCGCATTCGTAGTCTTCATCAAGGTCTGCAAGCTCTTCCTTCTTGATGTCAACATAGCAATACCATATTTCAAACCGATCATCGCCGTCTGCTATTTTATTGCTATTCTCATATTCCTTGCCCGGCCCTTCCTTCAGTACTTTGTCAATCTGGTTGTCAAGGTAGCCATTAACACCTTTCAATCGTTGCAATTGACGCGCGGTTAAATAATCACGCTCGATAACATACGAACCATCCTGAATATTCTCACCACAACTCATGTCAGGAAAGAAATTCCAGTGATTAACGCAGCAGCTTTCAGGCTGCAACGTCTCAACTATTTTTACAGAACCATCAACAAATGCTATGGATTTTTGCTTGTTTGGGAACGGCCCCTTCAGTATTCCAACCCCAACTTTTGCTGCGTTCTCTAAAACTTTCCTCGATTCTGATTTGAAATTGCATTCCGTCAGCCAGTCTTTTATTCTGGTTTCCGCCTTCTCTGCGCTTTCTGATACCCGTTTATTGCGTTCCTTTATGACATCGCCAAGTGACAAAGGATTTCCATTCTGATCAACAATGCCAAATGGCCTTTCATCATCCTCATGCTGATCAAACTCAGGGACAGGAGTCGGATTGATTTTAAAATTCCACTCGTTTGCAGGCAAAAGAATATCGCCCATTCTGGCTGAGGCGTAATCCACGAACGGTGCAGTTATGTTGATAAATGCGGTACTACCGATGCCTTCATCCTTTGGCGGCGCGGTCAGCACTCCATCCGGCGATCTAGGCTTATTGTAGTCAGCTAATGTGCGCGGATTGTAATCATCGATACCATCGTAATAATCTTCATCCTCAGCCCATTGACGTTCAAAGCCTGACTGCTTACGCATAGCCACAGCTTCATCACGAATCTTCGCAACGACCTTACCCAGCACATCAAGGCGCTTGTTCTTCTCGTGCCTGGATTCTTCTTGATCTTCCATTTCTTTCATCAATCAGTATCCATTGCGGTTATTGGGCTTGCTGAAGAACTGGTAGTGACAGTCTGCGTGCCCAGCGATGTACTGTCATCAGCCTCGTATACCGTCAGAGTCGTACTGTTCAGCGCGACTTTGTTGACCATCTTGGCTGTTGCCCCAGCCAATGACCTGAATGTTTTAGTGTCGCCATCACTGGAAGCCAGCGCAGTGCCAAGATTGCGCCTTAACGCATGATCAGCCACCTTGTTTGCTACAGCAGCCTTGACATCCGCCGCAGCCTGTAATGTCGCATCAACCTTGCCTGCATCAGTAAATGTCAGTGAATCCGTTTTTGCTTTGATTGCGTCGACTACTGTATCAATCGTATTCAATGGCGCATTGATATTGTCTCCAATGATCTTGCCTGCTGTTCCATCACCATAAGCGCCGGGCAATGGAGTTGACCATGGATCACCTGAAGAACCGGCGGCATTAAGTGCATTGCCTGTCGTGCCTGCTGATAGATGACCTGCTATCGCTTCATCCCACACTGCGTCGGAAATACTTGCAGCACTCGGTATGTCTCCTGTTGCTGCTGGTGAAGCCGGGAGGTTATCTGTCTTAGCCTTGATTGCCGCAACCTCAGTATCCACATACGTTGTTAATGTGTCCACGCTGGTCTGTGATGCTCTTGCGTCGAGTATGTTGTCCAGCCTGCCACCATTCGCCCAATCGGTTTGCAGTTCGTTGGTATCAATCAGTATCGTATCGACGACCCCATCGACCACCCCAACAGCATCCCTGATTGTGTCGAGTATCCCAGCCGTAGGATCGGCGGGTGTCGTGCCTGATCCAGGTATGCCGAGTATCGCCCGAATTGCCGTTCTTTCGTCAGCAGTCCAATCTGCTGTTCCACCACCGCCAGCAGGTGCTTGTTCAAGCGCGTTCG